CCAAATACACTACCTGAAACCAGTGCATTAAAAATGTACGAACCTGTGTCCACATAAGTTTCAGTCTCGTCTATGTCTGCAGCGAGTTTCGTATAATCATCACCAATCTCTTTTACAATTTCTTTTAAGAAGTCCATCAGGCAACCATCCCATATTGTTCACGAAGAATTTTTTTATAAGGCAAGTCTTGCTCACGCAATTCCTTTACAAGTTTAAGTTTTTGATACAGAGCAGTATCACCCCCAAGAGACATTGCCTTCACAATAGTGGCAAGCTCATTGTCATTAATAGGTAGATCCATCAGGCAAAAAATAACTCCAGATTAATAGTTTTTTCTACAGACCATCCGATAGCATCTAATATTGCTTTCAGTGGTTCCACAAAACTCTTCTCAAATTGTAGGTCATAATCGACATATTTGTCAATGTTAAGTTCCTTTGGAAAATCCTGAATGAAAGAGATTACATTCTCGTGCATTGGATTGGGATTTTTCAAATAACAGAACTTGATCTTCTCACCATTCTTAATAAGAGAGTATTTGTTTGTTAGTTTTTTCTCTTTGATATAGTGATTGAACAGAAGGGCTCCACGACAATGAATAGGAGTTCCCTTGATATAAATTTGAGAAGGGGACTGATACTTATTTACATCAGATACAGACCTGGGAAAAGAAATCTGTTCTGGAGGAAGTTGCTTAAACTGTTCACGACTATTGTCAATGAACTTGATTACATCATCTTCCGTTCCAGTCATCATAAGTTTCAAAGCATCTTTAATCATCTTCCTACAAGGTGCAGGAGTAGATGACTTAACTGCTTCAATACCCATCATCTTCAGTTTGGGTTCAGAGTATTGAACTCCTTCACTGTTCCATACGTTGAGAATGTATCGCTTCTTGGCAGTCCAGATGCCACGATCAGCGATGTTCTCACGCTTCATCTGCATCTTCTGGTCATATGCCGAGACATACGATGCCAGTTCCTGATAACATCCTTCGATGTACGGTTCCAACTTATCTTGGCAGATCTTATCAAGTATGCCCACAATTGCTGCTTTGTCGCCAGACTTATTAGCAAAAAATTTATCAACAAGAGGTCCGAGATTAAGATAGATCGAATCAGTGTCTGATGCGATAACATAATCGGTATCTTCTGTTTGCAAAAGATTATTTAGATATTCGTTCATTTTGCGCTCAATCCAGCGGATAGAGACTTGCCCAGAGAGAGTAATTGCTTCTGCGTTTGCAAGTTTGTAATATCTAAAATACTGGTTACCGATAGCACCATAAGCAGAGTTAAGAGAAATCTTCTTTGCCATTTGGATGTTATTACACCGTGCAATCTCTTTCTCAAGTGCCTTGGTTGGTGTCTTTTCATACTCCTGCTTTGCTTGAAGCATTTTCTTTTTGAAGATCACACGGTCACCATACATCTTCTCCATGAGTTCTGGAAGGAACCCACGCACATCCTTTCGGTACATTGCACCGTTGGCACATACCGCATTGTCCTTGTACAACTCAAAGTTTATCTCTTCATTAAGTATTTTATCAACTGTTGCTGTTGGGTGTCTCTCATCCAAGAGCGTCTCTGGTGAGATGTTGTACTGCATAATAAGATGAGGATACAGACTGTTAAGGTCAAAAGACACAACCCAGTCATACTTTCCAGGAATCGGTTCCTTGACGTATGCTCCTGCATATTTTTCGTTTTTATCCGAACGAATCTTTGGTGGAATAACAATATCACGTTTCTTGAGATAGTTGTAGATAATGTTATCCCACATGCGAACCTGATAGAACACATCGGCATAATTGACCTTTGCGTCATATGCCATCGTCAGTGCAAGTTCAATCAGTTTCATCTTGTCTTCCAGACGGTCAACAAGTTCTACGTCAACGATGTTATATTCAATAAACTTTTGCCACCCTTCGGTATAGAAGTCTTTGAAGGTATCAAACTCACTGTGATCAAGTTTCTTTTGACCAAGTTCTACCTCAGCTATGTAGTCAAGACGGTATGATTCTTGTGCCTTATATGTAAACTTCTTATACAAATCAAGGTAATCAAGTTGAGTCAGTCCACCAACATCAAAGGTAACCTGCTTTCTACCCTGCACATAGACCTCTCCCTCGGTCACAAGACCCCAGTTGGAGAATCTCTTCATTAACTTCTCGCCAAGCACCCTGTTGAGGCGTTTACAGATGTATGGGATGTCAAACAGTTGGATGTTCCACCCAGTCACCACATCAGGAACATCCTGCATCCAGTGATTGATGAAGTGGTTCAGCAGTTCGTGCTCTGTGGGACAGTGATGATAAGTAACATTCTTTTGCTTGTTGACAAAAGGTTTTACTCCCCAAGTAATAATCTGTTTTGTAGTGTAGTCCTGAATTGTAATCGCAAGAATCTCTTCTGATGCAGACTCCACATCAGGGAATCCTTGTTCGGCAGTAGTTTCAATATCAAGAGTGACAAGTTTGATTTGACCAATATCAAACTTGATTTCATCTTCTGGATACTTTTCCGAAATATATTGATAGATGTATCTGTCATTTCCATAAATTGGAAATCCATCAACCTCATCATATTTTTTATAGAACTCACGGCAGTCCCTCACAGTGCCAGGTCTGACTGGTTCTACGAATTCTCCATTTAGAGTCTTATACTTCGATTCTTTTTTCGACTTTACAAATAATTTTGGAAAAAATTCATCCCTATGTTCATATCTTTTACCATTCTCAACACCACGAACCAAAAACTGGTTCCCAATCAATTGAACATTAGTGTAGAATTTCATTTAATAAGGTCGTTGTATTTTTCAAGCAGTAGTGGTCTGGGGTCAGCAAGAGTCAGAATCTTGTCTGATGATATCATAAAAGTGTTTTCGTTGGTGCACTTTACTAACCAAGGTGACAATGTTTCATCTGCTTCCAAAACAAATGGTTCTATCAACTTACAATCTGGTTCACCAATATCGGCACCAACTTCTTCAATCTGTGATACCAGAATCTGCTGGTTGGTCAGCACTATCAGTTTCACCAATTTCTTGTCCATTTTTCAGAATGTCCTCCTTGTACATTTCGTAAATTTTTTCCGTTGGGGTAACCATTGTGACTACCCAATCAGTAGAGATCGGAATGGATTTCTCTCGTGCAAGAGGAGCCCACGGATACATTGTAACAGAGAACTCCGACTTTTTCTCTGATTTGGAATCAGTCTCCTCTGGAGTCAAATCGGTTTTGTTTACCAGTTTAACAACACAAGGTTTTGTCAGAAAATATCCAATTACTTTTTCATCTGAAGAAACCATCTCACGGACATCCGCGATCACATCTTCTCCAGACTTTAGTACCAAAACTTTAATGGTCATAACACATTCATTCCTTCAGTCATTTTAGCAATAAAAAAGAGGGGAGTCAACTGGATTTTGCCAGTATCCCCTCGTGGCATAGCGCCGACGATATTCAGTTCTATTTAGAACCAATCTTTACGTTGATGATGCTCTGGGATTATTTTCCCAAGTACGATCCGTAGAAGTCCGTCTTCAAATGTGACTTCCCTGATTTCTGTGTCGTCGGATAAAGTCCAGACTCGTTTAAAACTTCTTTGAGCCAGTCCCTTGTGGACAAAGGTTTTCTCCGACTCTGTGTCCTCTTTTTGTCCTTCGACAAAAAGTTTTCCATGCTCCGTGAATACATAAACTTCTTTCTTCTTAAATCCTGCGAGAGCAATCTCTAAATGAGATTCTACATTATTTACCTGAATAAGATTGTAAGGGGGATAATTTGATGTAGTTTCATGAAGCGCAAAGAGACGATCAAAATATTCGTCCATTCCAATACTGTGCTTTGTGATCTTGTCCATCAAGGCAGGAAGATCCGCAGCAGAATACCTCTGAATGTTCATTATTGTAGCTCCTTTAAAAGCGAGTTTGTGTTGTGTGGACCCTTTCGGCATCCACTACTAATTATACAAGAAAACAAAAAAAGAGGGGTGTGGTTACCCCTCCATTTGTAGCGTATATTCCGTATGTAGCGTGTCGCGCACGAAAGAGCGACGTTCTATTTATTCGGTTTCCTGGGTCTTTCCTTTCTTACCAATGTTATACTTTTGTTCCAACACCCAATCATTCTTATCCTTGTACGCAAGAACTTTGATTTGATTCAGAGGTGCGATATCAAGTACAGAGTCTTCTTTGATTATCGTAATAAGACCCCAATCAGCAAGTAAGCGAGCGATGCGATTACGACGCTGAACATCATTGATCGTAAGATTGGCATGTTTACCATCCAGTGCAAACAGTTCTTTGAAGTGGACGATATAATATCTACCTTGCTTGTGCAGAATATGGCAAGATTGATAGAGTTTCTTTTCCTTGCGTGATGCAACTCCGATGCGGGTTAAAGTCTCACGAACTTTCAAAAAATCATCTGGTTCGTTAAGAACCACTTCTACCATTTGGTCTTGAGACCACTCTACGGTCGGTTCTATAGTCATTTCGATCCTCCAATATCAAGTCGTTGTTTAATAAAGTTAATTTGTTCTTGTGTAAGAATTTTCAGAGCTTGAGATGCTTTTTCATTACTATATCCATAATATTGTTTGACACATTCTAAGTCTGTGACCTTTTCTTTGCGGAGCCAGGGAGAGAATCTCTTCTTTTTCCTCAAAGTATTTAGGAAAAACAAATATTGCATATCTTTATCCAGGAAATGATACTTGTTCATTTCATTAGCAAACATTACACAATCCAAATGTCCTGATA